GTGGTGCGAGCAGCCACAGCGGTACCAGCAATCTGATACCAGCTATAGGTCGAAGCCGACGTATTCGCCGCCATCGACACGGCCACCGGACGAGCTTGGTTCGCGGTGGTAGCGCAGAGCGTGGTCGCATAGGTGGTGCCATCCCAGGTAACGAGCGATCCAACAGCGGTAGAAGCGACACCCTTAAGCAGGATGAATTCGCCTTCGCCGTAGGTCGGATCGAACGCCCGGACGATCATGCCAAGCTTGTTCGGGCCGGTCGGAATGGTCGTGCCACCCGCCGTGGTTTCGCCAGAATCGACTTGGTTGATCTGGAGCAGCCCAAGCTTCGGTTCGTCAAAAGTGTAAGCCATGTGAGTTTGCTCCTTAAGGGATCACGCAATCAAAACGCCCTGGAACTGAGAGCCAGAGCAGGTCAGATTGCCCGCCCAGCCGATCAGTTTCACAATGGCGTCTTGGTTGACAGCTTGACGATCGCCGCCGATCGGCACAAAGTTCCGATCAACGTGCGGACGGAAATGCAGGTACTTGGTGTTCAGGAACCACATGTGGTTCGCCGTCGCATCAGCACCGATACCACCGTCAAGCACAACGTCAGAGGCCATGCCCGCGCCGTAATACTTCAGCGAGGCAAAACCAGCGCCAGCCATCGTCGAACCGGAGTCCGAGATACGCTGAATGGCTTGCAGCGACTGAAGGTACAGACGGTAATAATTGTTGTCCGCAACGATCAAATCCGGCTTGTCGGTGCCACGGATCAGTTGGACGGCCACAGCATCCATATATTGTTGGATGTTGGAAGCAGTCACCGCCGAGCCACCATTGGTGACGCCCGAATAGGCCACCGATTGCCAGAAGGTGAAGGTTGCGCGGTTAATGCCACCATAAGTGCCGCTGGTCGGCGCATCGGGAACAGCCGCCGCAAGGCCGGTGATGTTCTTGCCCGAGTTGCCCGTGCCATCCAGATAGATGTCACCAGCGATACGGTTAGCCAGTTGCGCTTCCGCGACGGCCATACGGCCATCCAGAAGGTCAATGATGGCTTCCTTGCCCGAGTTCTGGATCATTTCCAGGCCCGAGATCGTAACCGCCGAGGCGTATTGGGTGATGGAGAACTGCGCCGCCGAGATGGGCGAATTCTGCGACACGTTCAGCACTTCATAGCCGCTATAGCTATTGGTGTTGTTCGTGGTCGAATCGTTGTACATGATTTCTTGCAAAATCACGTTACCGCCAGAAAACGTCTTGACGTTCCCACGATCTTTCAGGCGGCGAAGCAGCGCGTTGTTGTTCGTAACGTTATCGGCCAGTTCACCAGTACGGCTTTGGATATTAGTCGCAATGATGTCACTGATCGAGCTATTGGCAAAAGCCATTTTAATGCTCCATTATCAGAGGTTTCATCAAAAGCGCTCTGCCACTTCGTCAAGTTGACTAAGCAGCATTGAACGCCTGTCTTGCGCTTTGGTAGCCGTCTGAGCGCCGGGTGTGGAGCTTTTAATGCCTACCGCTGCCGCCTTGGCAGCTTTGGCAGCCTGATTAGCTGCCGCCCTCTTTGCGGCTTCAGCTTGAGCTTGTTGGCTTTGCTGAACACGTTCAAAAAGAGAGTCGTCAAGGCGTAACGCTTTATTATAAGCGTCTTCTAGCGTCGTGGATACACCGCTATTAAGCAACTGTATCATAAACGGACGCGCTTCTTCAAAAAACTCAGCCTTTTTGGAGAAGCTTTCAACTTCAGCAGAGAGCGCGGCTTGTTGCGCTTCTTCTTGCTGTTTCTTCCATCCTACAACTTCACTGCGAACATTATTCAGTTCGTTTTGAAGCTGAAAGACCATCGGATCGACAGGGCCTGCTTGTGGCGTATACTCCCCGTCGTTCAGATTAATGCCATATGCCGAGGCCAATTGCCCCAGATAGGCTCTCTTTTGGTCCGCAGGCAGGGTGCGTAGCTTGTAATCCGCATCCATCAGCCCTTGGACGGCTTGAGGAACACCGATCCCCAAGCCCTGAATGATTGGCATATAAGGTTCAGCGACCTTTTGTATCTCATCCGCGAACTTTGCTTTCGGGATAAGCGGCTCAATACCAGCGCGCATTTCTTCTTCGCGCTGATATGCGTATTGTTTAAGCTTTGGATCCGCCGTCGCCCAAACTTCGTGATAATCGCGCTTCCAGCTAGACGGTGGGCGCTCCCATACCGGCTTTTCTTCCGGTTCCTCTTGCGGCTCATCTTGCGCCGCTTGAGCAGGCTCTACAGGCGCTTCTTCCTGTTTGTTTTCGCCCGACTCACTAAACGCTTGCTCCAGAAGTTCACGACGATCCGGCTTATCTTCTTCGATAGGCTGGTTTGACTCTTGGGTGTCCATAGTCATTCCTTAACGGCCCTTGAGAGCTTTTTTAATGATCTTGTTAGCTTGACGATCACTCATATCAGCTAGTTGTTGATGCAAAACCTGCCTACGGTCAACCTTCTTCGGCACAATAGGCTTGGTTTCCATCTTTTCGTTGCCGATTTCGACGCAATTATGCCTACGCAAAAGTTCGCGGTGTTCCGATCGGCTGCTAATCATCCGACCATCAATCATGTTCTTGTAAGGCTCAATGTCACGAATGACCATTGGCTTTGCTAAGTCGGATGCGTTTGGCGGCTTGTAGTCTTCTCTCAGCCAAACAAGTTCTTCGTCTTCGTATTCGGCAAGCATTCCATTGCCGTCAAAAACAGCCCTGTACCTTCCCATTTTCGCCTACTGTTGCGTCTCTATAGCAATCGCCTTCCCGTCCGGCCCGCGCACAATGCGCTTGGGCGCGGCAATCATCTGCATGGCATTCCTCATGTGCTGCATGGATTCACCGTGCATCATGGCCATGTTGTTTGCCGTGTCAGAAATGCGGTCTAGAGCCTCGCGCACGCCATTGCCTAGTTCGGAGGTGATTTGCTCCACGGCGGCGTTTTGAGCCTCTAGGATCGGAATATCAGCGCCAGGATTGGCCGAAATCCGCGCAACCATGATCTTGGTGGCCGCGTCGAGTTCTTCCTTCCAACGCTCTAGCTGGTCGTTAGCCGCAAGCTCTTGCATTTTAAGTTGCGCTTCATGGTCCATGCGCTGACGCTCTAGGTCGGCCTGCATCTGGATCTTGGCTTGCTCAATCTGCATGTCGGCCTGCATACGCGCTTGGTCGCTGGCCTGCTTGGCTTGCAGTTCAATTTGCGCGGCTTGCTGTTCAGCCTGAATCTTCTGCATCTCAGGATTCGGCTGCGGGTTTTGCGCCGCTTGTTGCGCTTTAAGCGTCAATTGTTGTAGTGCAGTATCAATCACGCCTTCGATCGGGCGAGCCTGCTTAAATCCAGCAACGCCAAACTTAATAAGCGCCATGAGCATCGGCACCAGTTCTGGCGTTGATTGCCCGACGGGCAGCGCCTCGCGCATGAAGTTGGCCAGCGAGTTCAGGAACTCAACGCGCTCTTGCTTAATTTGCTGTTCATCAAGCTGAACAAGGCTGTCCGACGCCACCTCGACGCGGAACGAGCGCAGCGGGTTGTTAGTTAACAGTTGCAAGGCTTGCGGGATGAGTTGCTGATCTTCCGGGCTAAGTTGGTCAGCCGCCGCGTAGGCTAGGATGGTTTGCGGCTGGAATTTTGAGCAGACGATCTGCGCTTTGATACGCAGCAATTCGCTGGCAAACAGCGCGACGCTTTCTTGCATCGATCGCAGTCGCAGACCTGCGTACTGGCCTTTGATTTGCTGTGCCGTTGCCGTTTCAGACGCTTGAGTGTTGCCACGAATGATGTCGGCAATGCCCGTAATTTCAAAAATCTGGCCCTTAATGTTGGCTTGAGCCTGATAGCATTGCAGCAGAGTGTTAGCGATAACGTCCATCGGCAGCAGGTCAATGCTGCCCTTCAGACCGCCTTTTTCGCTAAACGCAGCCCACTTATCGACCGGCACAAGCGTGTTATTGTCGCCTTCGGTGAGCAGGCGTTGCAAGGCCGGTTGACTGGCGTCATAAACGCCGCGCACGCGCAGCGCCTTGACCAGACCGTCAATGCGATCGGTCAGGATGTCGAGTTCGTTCGCCTGGTC